AATCTGGCTGGGCTTATACCGATACTCTGCCCAGCGCTCCTGATAACCAAAAACATCATCATCAGTAGCTGTACCAGTGCAATAAATCTCTTTATTAAGCACTGCCTGCTCGCCAAGTGTTGCAAAAGCAGGAAAATAAAAATCATAACGTGTAGACCTTGACCACATACGTGGAAGGCCCTGCTGATATGTTAAATCAGCACGAACCGACACTAAACCTACAAGCACCCCATGCTCAGTAGCATTGTACGTAAATCCGTGATTGTACGCGAGAGCCGTGCCAAAAGCGGCCAAATTGCCTTGCGGACTAGTATCTTCAGTAAGCCCTGTGGCGCTAGTTTGGGCAACGGGATTAATAGATACGGGAGTGCTACCACCACCAAGATATTCAGGGCGCTGCAAACGAGCATCAGGACTGACAACTCCAAAATGCGAACGGATAATTTCAGTGTAACGAGTACCGCCACGAGCATCCCTTTCTAGCAGCTTCTGAATCTGGAACGACTGCCTTAGTTGATTAATAGTTGCGGCTGTAGCTGTAGACAAATCAGCATACATACCGGATTCACCGGATGTAACAACACCAAGATTACCAGTAGCTCCTACACCAGTGTTATTGGTGTTAGGCAGCGTCTTGTCGTAACCACCAGGATACGCTAAAAGACTACTTCCAGGAGACGAATACAAACCATAAGTATTAGTACCATTAGCAGTTAAACCAAGTGTCTTGCCATTGCCAAAAACAGCTGCCTGACCACCTAAAGGCAGGGTAACAGCATCGCCTTTCTGTGGCCAAGGCAAAGCACTCGTAAAATAATCGTGTCGTTTACCACGACGACGTAACACATAATCAGCGGGACTATCAGGCCCGTCATCAATATCAACAACTGCAGAATCCTGCAAATTCTGATCTCTAAACCACTCATTCCAAATTAAGTTATACGCACGGGTCCAAAATGCACAATGCGTAACTGTATTTGAACCTGTAATCTGGCCTGCCGTAGGCAGTCCCATATAATCTTGCAGTGAATTCACTGCATAACCACCGGCCGGACTAGTAGTCTCCGGCACTGTGTAATCTATCGAACTGTCAGGATCTGGGTATCTCTCACCCATAAACTTTTGCCAGTTCTCCCAAACCAAACGGTTTGGGACAAAAAAGAAAAACGAATCAAGATGCATGTTATCCATAATTGGAAACAATGGCGTAGCCAAACGGGCAAACGCCGTCATCTGTAAATTAATCGTATCTCCAGGAAGAACTTCATCCACATATACGGGAATCAAATATCCCGAATCAAACGTCGTCTTATACGACTTCTGTGAATCAAACTTAGACCGAGGAATATCAGCTCGCGGAATCATAGCGAACTGATGGACATTTACAGACTTATTACGATGCATCATCGTTATCTCCTAATTGCGGGGCGATCTTTACAGATCACCCCCCTTGTAATTAACTTCTACTCTTAACCTGCTTGCCTAACGCTAACAGCTTCGGAGCCTCATGTAAAGCAAATTTACCATCAAAATCATCAAAAACACCCAATTCGTATAAATCGAAATCGTCGGGATGCGCATACATCTGATTATCTGGCGCATTACGATTAACTTCATCCTGAAAACTACGAATAGCAACTCCAGTAGCAGGTAGAAAAAACGGGCGACCATAACACTCTGCCGCCCTATCTCTGATAGTACACACTAACATCTTCATATAATTCCCTCACGTCAAACTACGTTTAAGCAAGGAAAGCCTGGCTTTCGCCACCTTCTCCTTTGCTGCCAATCTCTCAACAGTATTGTCTTCATACTTGTCTCGAGCTCTCTTTTCTCGCTCAAACTCTATCCATTCAAAACTGATAGGGTCTTCGGCCTTATACTTTTTATCGTAAAAGCGAGGTGGCCGAACCTTTCTGCCGTTAACCACAACAAAATCATGTGGATAAACGTCATCCTTAAATTCTTTATACCAGTCATATCCTATGCCTGGCTTCAAACTCATCTTATTAAACTCTGGTCTACGCTGCGAAACCTCCCCAGTATCTGGGTCTACCCATTCATAATGTTCGGCTTGTTGCTTACCGTTAATCTTCTTCATTATGTAACGGGCAACGTACGCAGCCGATTGAAAGTTGACCTCTCCGAGGGAGGAATAACCAAAAGGCCACAGCTTTTCAAGCTGTTCGGATCTAAAAATTCTACTGCCAACATCCGACCGCTTCCAAAGCTTCTTATCCGGAAAATCGAAGTTGAAAACGCAGGCATGGAAGTGAGGTCTGCCAAAATTTTCGCCATACTCTCCTGCCATATAAAAACGGATCGGATACTGACCCTCTACGGGGTCAATGCCTCTATGCGCCTTCCTCAGGCGCTTCATGAACTTCTGAAAATGATCATAATGCAAACTTTGGTCACTTGGCAAATTCTCATCGTTGTAGGTTAGCGTAATAAAACAATTGTTTGTGTACCTACTTGCCTCATGTAAACATCTTATCGCCCACTGGCGAGAACGCTCAAGCCGACAACCTACGCACTGACCGCATGGCAGCGTGAGGCTGCGCACGATGTCGAACCTGGCGCTCTCATAGAAAACAACGTCTCCTGCTGCCGTTTTCCACGCCGATAACGGGTGGAAACAGGGCACGTTATAGTCGCCATCCGCCGCGCATAGGGTTACTACGCATATTGGCGGACTTCGTCCGCATAGAACCCCTACGAAACTTCTTAGCGGCTTTATATTTATTAATTGGTCTACGACGCATCATATTTTTTCTCCTTTTGGTGTCACCTAGCACAGTTACATCAAGTAGATCACTGTGCTTGCTCGCCCTGAACGGGCTCGCTAGGTGACGAAACGACCGCCTGGGCGGTCTCTGCATGGAGAAGGCCCATTGCCTTCATCTCATCCTTATTAGCCTCATCTGAGGCAAATTCAACAAAAAGAGCGGGATCATTATCAAACTTGGCCCTTACCTTAGCTGGCAGCGCAAGGAAGGAGTCTTGAGCCGCCATCACCGCATTAAGGGCAGACTGATAATCAGTAATCCCGCTAAAATCACCATATTGGGGCTGAACGCTACCAAGAGGTAACTGGCCAGTAACATTAAACTGGCGCAAAATATTATTAATATCGCACTCATCTCGAAATGACTGCTTAGCAAGACTAGGCTTGCTAAAAACAAAAGTGGAACCAGCACTATTCTTATCACGATCATAGGTAATTGGATTCTTAACACGACTCATCGCCTCAATCCTTTAATAGCATTAATAACAGTATCAATAAGCGGTTTGGCCTGACCAAACTCGCGCCCTAAATTATTCAAAGTTTCTATGGCTGTAACTTCACTCTTCAAAATACTTGTCTCCTCAGACAACTTCTTAACCATAGCCTTAAAATGGTTCTGGATATCTGTCTGGCTCATATTCTGAGCCTTCATCAAACTAGCTTGTTCTCCAAGCATAATCACCATAGCTTTAAGACGATCTTCCTCAGAATCTAAATTCCGAATTTCCTTCTTAAGCTTCTCAACACCCTGTTGCACAAACTCAGACTCATAAGCAACCTTAACAGCCTGTTCGGCTTGTAGCGCCGAACTAGCACCAGCTGTCTGTTGTTGTGCGTAACTCTGCGCTGCAGGTGTAAAAATATCTGTTATCTGAGGCATCTGGGCGGTATACATTGCACCGCCTGGCGTCGTAGCGCCACCTCTCATAGCTGCCAACATAGGGTTAATACCAGCAGCCTTTAAATCAGCGGTAGCACGCTGATAAGCCGTATTTGACATGCGCTCCTGAAATTCCATCTGCTTACTAGCAGCCTCTGCTGTAGCAGCATTAGCCGCAGCTGCGGCAGCCTCTCTAGACTGATTAGCCTGGCTACCGCCAAACAACGAAGCTGCTGAGCTAATAAATGGCGCAATAGCCGAAGCCGCCTTGAACGGCTCCGCTATTACTTTAACCGTATCTAATATACCCATTAGAAATGGTCGATCAGTCCAGGCACTGAGTACAACGGCATTGGCCGTGCCTGTCTTACATTAAAAAACGCATCAAACAAAAACTGCTTACCGTTTGCTGCATCACCAATTGCGACAATCCGCTCTACCGGCGGTGTGTCTTCAATAAACTCATCGTTTAAAGCCGGCAGAGTCCCAAATTCTTGGGCCAAATGCCAAGCATCCAATGTACCCGCTGCCGTTGAACGAAAATAACCAGGAATCTGGCTGGGCTTATACCGATACTCTGCCCAGCGCTCCTGATAACCAAAAACATCATCATCAGTAGCTGTACCAGTGCAATAAATCTCTTTATTAAGCACTGCCTGCTCGCC